CTTCACACGACCTGTTTTCCAGCGCCGCAGCAATCATCGGCAGGTCATAACTCAAGCTGTTGAACCCAACGGTCGTATAGGAACGCATAAGATGCGCGACCTTTGACACATTCAGAGGTTTGTCTTCATACATCTGGAAAGAGCCGGTCTTGCCGCTTTCTGTGTCCATGAAGCAAATCAAAAAAAAGTTAGTGTAGCATTCTACGTCAAGAATGAGCGCCATGAGGGGTGTCCTCCATTTCTCGGCAAATTTTAGGTGGGGCCACCTTCGGCAACACGTTACCAGGTGGCCCCGAGAGACCTTACATGAAGTCCTCTTCATCATCGTCAAAAACGTCGAAATCATCGTCAGCCGCAACCGCGCCGTCCGAGAACGGTTCGCCGTCTTTGAAGAACTGAACGCCAAGCAAGTTCGCGTTGATGCGCTTGCCCCACTGGTTGTTCTGCGCCCAGAGTTCGATCACTGCGTTGACGTAACAGCCAGCGTAGATGCGATTATCATCTTCGGTTAGCTGCGTCTTGTCGCGATCAAGCACCTTCGGGCGCTTGTTGTTCGACGCCTTGATCGACATTTTTCCGGCGTAACCGTCATAGTCGATATCGTCACCATCTTTGAGACAAATCTTGTCTTCCTTGAGTTTTGCCCCTTTCAAGTTCTCTTGCAGCATCCGATCAATCGCCGCCTCGATCTCGGCAATCTTGGCAGCGTGCTCCTGCTTGTCGAGCAGGAACGTGGCCTCGAACTTGGTCTCTTCACCGGAGAACACGGCCTTCCGAAACAGGCTCGGAAATGAAAGACGGACATTGTTCAGTTTGATTTTACCCATGATTTTATCCTTCTAGGTTTGGTTGTTGCGCCAAACAGACGCCTCACTCGTCAATCACGTCAAAGTCGTCAGCGCTCAAATTGATCGCTGGGCGATTATCTGTTTCAGGGGCCAAGGTTGGTGCACCGCTCGGCTTGGTGATCAACCCTTCGATATCCCCCTTGCGGCTTTTACCAAGCACCTTCTCGGCCTGCGACGGGCTGATCAATTTCACGTTAAAGGCCTTATCTTCCCCCACCAGGTCAACCAAAGCAGTTTGAGCAGCTTTCTCGTTAGTCCATCTGCGCTGCGACCGACCCTCCACTAGTTTATACCCTGGGAACCCATCGCCGCCCTCCAACCGCTCTTTGATGACACGCTCAACAGCAGACAACCAACCTTCGATCAAAGGCTTGGCGTCTAAGGCCTTGCGCAGGGCGTCGTCATTGAGCGTGTTAGCCTTTGGCAGATCATCGAGATCGTCGAAGTCCGCCATGATGATGGACTCAGTGTAGTCCTTCAGCGCAGCACATGTTGCCTTAGCCTTGCAGAACCTACACTGCTTTTCTCCCGGCACCCGCTCGGCGTTTTCCTCCTGCGTCGCCTCGGCCCTTTGGCTTACCCATTCAGCCCAGCCAAGCAGCCGCTCTACGCTGATCTCCCATTCGCTAATGTGATCAAGGCGAGGTTGCACAATAGCGATCCGCACAACATCGATCACGTGGCTCTTTGAGTACTTGGCGTAAGCCCCCAGAGCGTAGAGCATCCCTTGCGGGTTATCTTCCGCGTCGACACGCACACCCATCCCGTATTTCAAGTCGCAGACGTGCAGGACGTTCCCGGACAACACAATGGCGTCGGCTGTCCCGAACCCACCATCCACCCAATCGCTGTACTCCACCCGCTGCTCAATCGCATACAGATCACAATCAGCAATCAGGCGATTAACGTAGTCAACGTACATAGCAACGTGACCACCCATCTCGGGGTCATCGACAATGTGCGTCAGATACTCCTCAGACTTCACTTGCGCATAAAGCGGCCAATCGTCGAAATCCACATGCTCTGGGTAACTGTGGGCGATGGCCAAGCATGACTCGGCCATCTCATGCGCCCGAGTACCCTCTTCGGCAAAGGAAGACGTTTTATCTTCAAGACCCTCTTCGGCACCAACCGATCCGGCGCAGACCAACCAGCGGTGCGCATTGCTGGCACCAAGTTTTGCATGAGCGGTCATTCCGCCAACGCCTTTTCAAAAGCGATCTTGATTGCAGGGTAATGTGCTGCGCCTATGGCGCCGATCCGCTTCCCGCCGTACTTACCGAGGATGCTTTTCACCAGAGCCGGGCCCTTTTCGCGCGATACCACCAAGGCAATCTCATGCAATTCCGCCATGGTGATAGCGTCTTTGCTGACAGGTTCTGGTGCAGCGACAGGTTCTGGTGCAGCGACAGGTTCTGGTGCAGCGACAGGTTCTGGTGCAGCGACAGGTTCTGGTGCAGCGCCCATCACCTGAGAGTTTGCAAGCTGAGCGGTCAACGCTTGGACGGCTTGGCGCAGCTTCACGATTTCTTCTTCTAACATTCTAGGCTTCCTTTTCTTGCTTGCCGATTGGCTATACGATATGCAACGATTTACGTCAATACGCAACGATACGGAACAGTCAAATGATGAGATCAAGCGAACTTGCGAGGGCGCTAGGGGTGACGAAGAACACCGTTTTGCGACTCGCCAACGACAACCTCATACCTTCGATCAAACTCCCGAACGGACATTACAGGTTTGATTTTCAAGAGGTTTTCACATCTCTTCAGTCTGCAAAAGGGTCCGATGATGATGCTTAAATTCACATACTGTAAAAACTTCGCACATGCCGAGACCCGTGAGACCGACTGGGCGACCTTCACCAAGTCGCTTACCAGGTCAGTTGGGTACGCCTCCAAAGAAGAGAGCATCAAGCGCGCAGCAATCATCGGCGGGCTGCGCAAAGACGAGAGCGTCGGGCGGGCCGCGAACATCGCCCTGCGGACAGTCGCAATACTTGATTACGATAACCTCGAACCCGATATCACCGTCGAAGACATAGGCTTCAGCCTACAGATTTCACTACCTGACACAGCCTTCGTTGCGTACACGACGTTCCGCCACACACCAGAGGCCCCGCGCTTTCGGCTGGCAATCCCTCTTTCTCGTCCAGTGGGTGAGACTGAGTACGCGGCAATCGTCAACGCGATCCGTGACGCCATTGATCTGGGCGATCCCGACGATTGCTCCTATACCATGAACCAGCTCATGTTCCTTCCCAGCCACCGCCACGGTGTCGATCCTTGGTCTCTGCGCCAAGACGGTGAGCCGTGGCCCGTCCCGGAGCATACGGCAGGGGGTATCGTGCAGGCCAGTGAGCTTGAAGACAACGATCTCGACGATCTGGCAATCGCAGTCGCCAGTGAACCGCTTGATCTTAGTCTTGATCAGGTCGCCATTCTTTTGGCCAGCTACCCCGCAGAAGGTCTTGAGTATGACGACTGGTTACGTGTCGGCATGGCAATCTACCATCAGACCGAGGGTAAAGGCTTCGATCAGTGGGTCAAATGGTCCGAGAAGTCCAGCAAGCACGACGCTCGGCACATGAAGGTTAAGTGGAAATCCTTTGGTGGACACGCTTCACCAGTGACGATGGCCACGCTTATCAAGGCCGTTGGAGGTCTCAAGGGCGAGGCCGTCCAGAAAGGCTCTCAGGGGGTCACACAGACGCTTGAACAAGAGGCAGAGGCAGTCTGCGACCGAGAAAGCTATAATGCCTTCAAGCGGCGCGTACAGGCGCTTAACGACGTGCAGATGCCCCCGGACATAAGGTCAATGCTGGCCAAGATCGTGCATGAGGTCTACGCCAAAGACGCGAAGATGGGCTTGCGCGAAGTCAAAAGCGCCTTCAGGCCCGTCGTCAAGCGTATCGCCAGAGACGACGGGGGCATGGATACCCCAGGCTGGTTGGAAGGATGGGTCTACGCCGAAGCCGACTGCCTCTTCGTGAACACGAATGTCTCTGATTACGCGATCAGGAAAGAGGCGTTTCGGGCCAAGTTCGACAGAATGCCAGAGTGCGCGTCAATGGAGATGGACGCCGCCACCTACGCCCTGACCTTTGTGCAAATACCAACAGTCGTGCGAACAATGTACTGGCCGGGCCAACCCGAAATCTTCGAGACCGAGGGCAAGCAGTTCGTCAACAGTTACCACGACAGCGGTATCAAGCCAGCGGCCACAATCGACGCGGACGGACAGGGCGTCGTGGACCTCTTCCTTAAGCATTTGGAAAACACGTTTGAAGAGCCGCGAGAGCGGGAGATCATTCTTGATTTCATGGCGTATGTGTACCAGAGGCCGCAGAATCGTGTGCGATGGGGCCTTTTGATCTGGGGCGTCGAGGGTAACGGCAAGACGTACTTCTACAACGTCATGCAGTACCTGCTTGGCACCAACGCCAGAACAATCAACACGTCGATGATCGAACGACCCTTTAACGATTGGGCTGTCGGGTCAAGACTGGTTGGTATCGAAGAGATACGCATCAGCGGCACTAACAAGTGGCGTATTCTCGATCAACTCAAGCCGATGATCTCGAACAACGCCATCGCAGTCGAGCCGAAGGGCGGCACAGCCTACCACGCGCCGAACTTCTCATCGTACATGATGACCACTAACCACCAGGACGCGGTGCCGATGAGCGATAATGACCGCCGCTACTGCGTCGTCTTTAGCAGGCAGAGCAGGAAAGAGGACCTGTTTGAACAGCACGGTGGCGAGACAGAAACAGCCAGATACTTTGACACGCTCTTCTCAGAGACAGAGAGGCGCGCAGATGCCATCGGTCGGTTCTTGATGGGCCGCAAGCTGTCAGCGGACTTTAACCCGCACGGTCGAGCGCCTCTGACCAAGGGGGTGTCCGAGATGAGGGCAGCGAATAAAAGCGATGATCGTGTCGCCATTGAGGAGGCGATTGAGGACTACCGCTGCGCGATTGTGAACGAAAATATCCTCGATGTAACGTACCTAAGTGACGCCGCGTGTATTGACACGAAGGAGCTTCCACAGAAGCGCGCACTGGCGAATGTGTTGCGCGATATGGGGTTTTCGCAGGTCGATGGGCGCAGGATTAAGGTGGGCGCAAACCATCACTATGTGTGGTTCAAAAGGGCGCAAAGTCTCGATTCTGAGGGGGTGAAGGCGGTAGTGAGGGAGTGGTACGCCTCTGGGCCAGACCTCGATGACGTGCCGTTTTGATGGTGGCAGGGGCGCAAAGTGACCAAAGGGCGCAAAGTGGGGCGCAAAGTAAAACACTTTGCGCCCCTGATTTTTCCCTTATTTTCTTATACTTTTTCTTCTTTAGGGATCAAAGAGAGAAGAAAAGTAAGAAGTCAGTGAAAAAACTGTAGACTGTAGAAAAAGGGGGAAATTTTGAAGTCTACAGTTTTTATATAGAGCGACTGAAAACTTTGCGCCCTTGCGCCCTTTGGTCCCCAAGGCTGGTTTGGGGGACTTGGTGGGGTGGGGCTTGGCGCGTTGGGAAAACGAGGTGATTTTTGTTGAACAACAACAGCACACATGAAATTGTCATTACACGATGCGTGCACCAGAGCCCTGAAACCATGGTGATATAATCAACCTCAAAGGAGACCCACGATGACACTTGCCTTGACACCAATCCACAAAGCTCACGTTGTCGCCACAAAGATTGTCAAAGGAACTGCGCCACGCATCATCGAGCTGATCGGGGAAGACAGGTATCGCGAGCTTCTCGAAAAGGATGCCAAGGAAATCGCCAAGCGAACCGCAAGGGTCAGGGGCGCTATGCAAAAGAAAAGCGCACCGCTCGTCAATCAAAGCGCGCTGGAAAACCAAGCGGCAGTCATTCAGGCGCTAAAGGAACTGGACGCCGTCGTCGGTGGAAAGAACTGGGTCGTGGCAGCGGACCTGGTGGAGAAGACAGGCCGATCCGATACCTGCGTCAGAAACACCATCATCAGGATGGAGGCGAAAGGTTGGATCAAGGTTCGCAAAGTCACCAGCCCGAACGGACGCATAATGGCCAAGAAGGTCAGGCTCATGCACGATGCACCCGTCGGGCTGGAAGGTGTAGAGCAGCAAATCGTGGAAGCTATCGACGGCGAGATGACGACGCAGCAGATCGCTGATAAGTTTCCAGATCAGAAGAAAAGCATCACGGCGACGCTGGGCGCAATGCACTCAAAGGGGTGGCTCGATAAGCGCGTCACGGACAGAAGCAAAACGAAACTGCCGATGGTTATGTGGAAAGTGAAGGAAGGCAAAAATGGGTAAAATCGGAGAGCAGAAAATGGCAAGGCTCGATGCGGTCGGGGAGGACGTTATCCTCGGGCGCATTGCCGATGGGGAAAGCATCAGGACGCTGACCGCTGAGTATGATCTGGGCTTCAACCTGTTCTACCAATGGATCAACAGAGGTAAGGGCAGGAAGGAAAGGTATGAAGCGGCGTTGGCAAACGCGGGTCATGCTTATGCAGCCAGAGCCGTTGATACCGCGCAGAACGTGAGCGACCCGGCTGAAGTCAACATGGCCAGGCTCAAGGTTGATACGGATAAGTGGATCGCGGGTAAGCTGAACGCGCAGTATGACGTGCGGCAACGAGAGAGCACGATCACGCTGAAGGTGGAAGACTTGCACGCACAGGCTGCGGCGCTCATAGCGGGCGCTGTGGGCGAGGAAGCCATCGAGGGGGAGTGGGACAGCCTAGAAGATGATTAGGGCGCTCAGGGAGCTTCTCAGCGGCTCTCAGGGTTATTTACCGCGAAATCGCGCACCGGGAACGGTCGGATGAGCGGGCGCGCGCGATAATGTAAAAGGCATTAACATTCAAGCTTTGTGAGGTACTCAGATACCCCAAAGCTGCTACGCAAATTGCACATTCTCAACCTGACCTGGCATTATCAAAGCCCATAATTCGCTAAGTCATTGATATTGTTAGGTTTGGGTGTGAACATATGAGGTATTATCGGCCATCTTGCGTTAAATGGGCAGCATCGGGGGCCGATCCGGCGGCACGGTTGGCGAAAAGACCCCCCCCTTGATCGCAGCGGCGGGGGCCATTGCTCAGGCGGCCAAAACAGACCGACCTACCCACCCCCACCCCTTCTGCAAAAAGCCAAAGCCGCCCCGAAAAAAAAAATTGCCAAACCCACCACACCTCTTTAACATCTTCTCATTAACAGCAACGAGGAGACCTAAAATGCCCTGTCCGCACTGCAACCAAGACCGCCCGATCAAAGTAAAAGGCATGTGCATGGCCTGCTACATGCGCGAACGCCGACGCAGCCACGGCAGCCCGTCAGGCAGGCGCGCGAACGGCCAGAGCCTAGTGGAGCTTCTGCAGTATGCTGACACGTCGTGGCTGGAGAGGGTGCTTGATCGCATTGATCGCATTGATCGCACGGGTGACGGCTGCCACGAGTGGCGTGGTGCCAAGACGGCTGAGGGTTACGGCATTGCAACGGTTGCGACACACAGCGTTTTGATTCATCGGTTGATCCATGCTGTTCATGGTGGTGATCCAATGTGTGCGGTTGTTCGGCACACTTGCGGCAACCGCGCCTGCTGCAACCCGGCGCATTTGGTTGGCGGCACGTATGGTGGCAGGCAAAGTGGCGGGCGCCCGCACCTCAAAGACCGTCAACGCCACCCGCGCGCCAAGCCGTTCATGACGCCCAGAGGGGAGTTTGCCTCGATGGCTTTGGCTGCTGAGGCGTATGGGGTGTCATATACGACGATGAAAAATTGGAATAAGAAGGCTGACAGCGGCTTTGGCTTTGTGGAGGGTGTGGAATGACCAAGCAGGAACCTAAAAACCCGTTTTTGCAGCTGGCCCGGCGTTATGGGAATGACCCGGTTGCTTTTGCCAGGGAGGTGATCGGCGTTGAGCCAGACCCTTGGCAGCAGGAGTTTCTGCGTGTTGTGGCTGATCCGACTCAACGGCGTGTGAGTGTTCGGTCAGGGCACGGTACTGGGAAATCGACCGCTGTTGCGATGGCGTCATTGTGGCACTTGATTTGGCGGGTGCCTGGCAAGGTGGTTATGACCGCTCCGACCAGTTCTCAGTTGTTTGACGCTTTGTTTTCCGAGGTAAAGCGAATGACGAAGATGCTGAAGCCGCCGTTTGATCAGTTGCTGGAGGTGAAGGCTGACAGGATCGAGTTGAAGAGCCACGCGGCGGATGCGTTTATTAGTTGCCGGACCAGTCGTGCCGAGCAGCCTGAGGCGTTGGCTGGGGTGCATAGTCCGCATGTGCTGTTGATTGCTGACGAGGCCAGCGGTGTGCCTGAGGCGGTGTTTGAGAGTGCTGCGGGGTCTATGTCGGGGCATAGTGCGACGACGATTTTGACGGGGAACCCTACGCGGAACACGGGGCTGTTTTACGACACGCACCATCGGCTGAAGGATGATTGGTACACGATGCACGTCAGTTGCATTGATAGTCCGAGGGTCAGCGATGACTTCATTGGCGAGATGATGATGCGGTATGGCGAGGACAGTCCGGCGTATCACATTCGCGTGCTGGGGAATTTCCCGCCCGCTGAAGAGGACACGGTGATACCGGTTCACTTGATTGAGCGTGCGCAGGCCAATGAGGTTGAAATTGATGAGCATACGACGCCGATCTGGGGATTGGATTGCGCGCGGCACGGGAATGACAGCAGTGTTTTGTGCAAGAGGCAGGGTCCGAAGGTGCATCCGCTGAAGGTGTGGCGGAATATGGACTTGATGCAGCTAACGGGGGCTGTGAAGGTTGAGTATGACACGAGCGCGCCGGGTCTGAGGCCTGCGGAGATCATTGTGGACAGCATCGGGCTTGGGGCGGGTGTGTTGGACCGTCTGAGGGAGTTGGGGCTGCCTGCGCGTGGTCTGAACGTGTCTGAGAGGGCTGCGGCGAACGGGATTTACATGAATAGCCGTGCTGAGTTGTGGTTTAAGCTGAAGGAATGGCTTGAGGGGCGGGATGTTGAGTTGCCAAAGGACGATCAGTTGTTCGCGGAGCTGGCGGCTCCGAGATATACGTTCACGAGCAGCGGGAAGATTCAGGTTGAGTCGAAGGACAGCATGAAGAAGCGCGGTTTGAAATCGCCTGACCGGGCTGATGCGGTGTGTTTGAGCTTGGCGACGGATCACACGACGATGGCTTATGGCACGTCGTTCAAGGGTGGCTGGGCGAAGCCTTTACGGCGAAATATCCGTGGAATTGTTTGACAGACTGAGTTTCCTGTGCGAGTTTGACCTTGCTCTGGTTGGTTCGGGAAGCAACTAGTGTACTCCTCCTCTGTGGTCTTTTAAGACCCACCTGACCCTGCGCTTCGGCGCGGGGTTTTTTTATTTTCGGCTTGGTGTTATGTTTGTGCAAGAAATTGGGGTGATTTATGCCGTTGAAACGTGGTTCAGGTCGCAAAACTGTAAGCAGCAATGTTTCCAAGCTGCGTCGTGAGGGGTATCCCCAGCGTCAGGCGGTAGCGATAGCCATGTCGAAGGCTGGAAAAGGTCGCAAACCTAGCATGAAAAGGGGCCGTTGATGGTCAAGCAGTCTTCGTATGACGCATCTCCGACGCAAGAGACGACGCGCGGGCCGGGTAATTGGGGCGGTGAGGGTGCGGCCAAGAGTATGGGTGGCGCACCTGCCGCTGGTGGGATGCTTGGCGGCGTGTTCGGCGGCCTGCTTGGTGGCTCTCAGCGCGGGAACACCACTCCGAACTCAGTCAAGGCGCTGATGCCTCAAGGTGGGGGTGGATTGCTTGGCGGCTTGCTTGGGGCTGCGCGTTATACCGGTCTTCGGGATATGTTCAACGGCGGTGGCCCCGGTCGCGCGGGCGAGCAGTTTTACGGCGGCGGGGCCATGTCAGCTGCTTTGAACCGCGCGGGTGTTCGGCCTCTTGGGTATAGCGACTTGATGGGACAGATGGCCGCTCAGCGCGCTCAGAAGGTCTCCCAGCCGGGATACACGCCCACGGGGTATGGTGCTGCCCCTGCAGGTGGTTCCGGGCCTGTAGGCGGCGGTGTAGGCGGCGGTGTAGGCGGTGGAACCGGTCCTTCCGTAACCAGCCCGACCGGGGCTTTGCCCCCAATGCCGGCAAATTATCCCGGCAATGCTTATGTTCCGGTGCGGCAATACATGACTGCACCGCAGGCTGCCGCGCTTAACCGGATTTCGTTTGGCGCTGTCCCGCCAGCTATGCGTGGCGCTGGCGTCGGATCTCGGATCTCGCCGCAAGAAGATGCGTTCCTCAACCTGATTTCGACTCAGTCGCCTTTGGCACAAGGTGCCTACGGTGGTGGTTACGTTCAGCCGCCTTCGGTTCCGCGCGCTGGCGGGCCGTATGCCGGGCCGGTCGCGCAGGCTGGCGTTGCGCCGCAGGCTGCGGCTGCTCCGTCTCGTACGGCTGGTCCCATCTACACTGGCGTTGATCAAACCCGCTTAAATCAGCAACATCAGGCATACGCAGAATCGCTGTCGCGGCTTGAAGCTCAGCGGCGCGCAGAGGCGCAGCAAAGAGCGCAGCAAATTTACGAAGGCATGATGGTGGCCCCCTGATGGAACCTGAAATCAACGATCTGACCAATCAGGTGCAGGAGCTTGTGAACCCGGACTATCTGTCCGACGACGAGCTGCAGGGCATCGTGGCAAGCGAAATCGAC